CCAGTACAAAAGTCACTTAACAGATTAATACAAATTGACTACACTGTACGTGTACAAAGTTTGGCAGGGTAAGGGATAAAATATGCCATATATAATAAATTACACTGACACTGTTAATAAAGGTACAATAGTTGTTGCAGATAATACACTCAACAGTGAAACTACTTTAAACTTTCCAGGTAGAGGAACAACAGCATACGGTCAAGCAGTAAATGAAAACTTTCTGCACATATTAGAAAATTTTGCAAATACTACTGCACCGTTACGTCCAGTAGAAGGACAGCTATGGTATGATACAACATCTGGAGTCGACCAGCTTAAAGTGTATGATGGAACAAACTGGGTTGCAAGTGGCGGACTTAAAAAAGCTAGTGCTGCACCAGCAGTAGCAAATTCAAGCGCAGGCGACTTGTGGGTTAACACTGAAAGTCAGCAGTTATACTTGTTTACAGGCAGTGCCTGGGTGTTAGTAGGTCCAGATTTTAGTGACGGGCTATTAACTGGAGCGCAATCACAAGCAATTGTAGGCACAGATGATGTAACATATAATGTTCTTGCTATTAAAGTTGAAGATCGACCAGTAATTATTATTAGTAGTCAAAGCTTTATTCCAAAAGTATCTATTAAAGGATTTAGAACAGGTATTAATCCTGGTATGAACATTGCAGACGAAGCAATTGTAGGTGTACAAGCACTTAAATATTACGGGACTTCTGAAAAAGCAGAAGCATTGATAGTTGGCGGCACGTCAATTCCAGCAAGCAACTTTTTAAGAGGTAATGCTGCAAGTAGTACAGACTATCAATTAAGTGTTAAAAGTAATGACGGCATTAAAATTGGCACAGGAGGGCAGCTAAGTTTAGGAATTGACGGCGAAACAGGTATTATACAACATAACACTAGTGGATCAAGTATTGACGTTAGAATGCGTAACGGAAACTTAACTCCGACTGTTGTAAGTATTAACAGCGATGGCAATACAGGATTTAATAATAGTGCGCCGGAGCAAACTGTTGATGTAAAGGGAAATGTTAAAATATCTCCAAAAGCTGGCGAAGCAGAAACAGGTGTATTAAACCTTACTAGTATTATTAATTCAACATCGATCGGAACAGGTAGTATTACAACAACCGGCGGCGTTGGTATTGCACTTAGTGCATATATTGGCGGAGATGTTGACGTAGGAGGATTATTACAAACAGGCAATATTGCTCCTGATTCAAACAGTACAAGAAACATCGGTACATCGATTAACAAATATGCAGAAATACATTCTACAACATTCTTTGGAAATATTCAAGGTAACGTAAGCGGTACAGTTAGTGGCAGAGCAGGTAGTGCTGATAGGTTAGCAAGTGCTACTACTTTTGCACTAAGCGGTGATGTCGATCCAACTAGTTTTGAATTCGACGGACAGACAGGCGGAAGCACAAAGACTTTAGCAGTAAGTATTGCTAACAGCTTTATTAGTAACAAAGAAGTTACTTACGATGCAGGAAACGCCGACGAATTACTATTAAATGTAACCACAGGAACAACTGGCGTATATAAAATAACAAAGCGTAACTTTTTAAAGACAATTCCACTTGTGCCAGCAGGCGCAATGATGCCATTTGGCGGTGTAGAAGCACCAACAGGTTGGTTGTTATGTGACGGTAGTGAAATTAAAAAGTCTGATTACAACGAATTATGGTTATCGATATCACACAACTTTAAAGATGCTAGTTTAGTATCAGACAACGGCGTTGCATTCTTTACTTTGCCAGACTTTAGAGGACGGTTTGCACTAGGTCTTGACAACATGGGCGGCCCAAGTGCAAACAGAGTAACTAGTATTGCTGCTGATGCAATTGGCGGAAACGCAGGAGCAGAAGCAGCATCGATTGCAACTGACAACTTACCAGAACACGAGCACGATTTAGAAGGTGCGAGTGGAACACAGTTTTATGGCATTAGAGTTGGAGCAGGCGAACCTGTTGACGATAATGCTATTACATTACCAATTGAGCCAGGACTAGGTGGCACACAAGGTATTGCTTCGAGTGGCGGCATTAAAACAGAAACAACACTAGGAACACCTTTAGATGTTATGAATCCGTTCTTAGCAGTTAATTACATTATCTATACCGGAGTATAACATGAGTTATCAATTAAATAAAACAGACGGCACATTACTAACGGCCTTAATCGACGGACAAATTGATACAGAAAGCACTAATCTTGTGCTAGTAGGCAGAAATTATAGCGGATACGGTGAGTATTTTAACGAAAACTTTATTAAATTACTAGAAAATTTTAGTAGTACTGCTGCACCTAGCAATCCACTAAAAGGACAACTATGGTGGAATAGTACAGATCAAAGATTACAAGTGTACGATGGATCAATTTGGAAGTCAAGTGGCGGTCCAATTGTACAAAACACCCAACCACAGATGGTTGCTGGCGATTTGTGGATTGATAACCTAAATAACCAAGTTTATGCATTCGATGGCACAGATTTAATGCTAATGGGTCCGCAATATACAGTAACACAAGGTAAAAGTGGATTTGAAATTGGCAGTATACTTGACTCGCAGAGTAGATCACGTACAGTTGCAAATTTATATGTAGGCGGCACACTTTCGGCAGTAATTAGTAGTATTGAATTTACTCCACAGTATGCACAGCGAATTTTAGGACTAGTTACAGCAGCAAATCCTAATGGTATTATTAAAGTAGGTATGAATATTATTGATACTGCTAACTTTAAGTTTAGAGGCACAGCAGATTCAGCAAACGCACTAGTTACAGCAGGCGGAGTAGTTAGAGCCGCTGACAGTTTCCTTCCATCGACAGCAAGTGGTATTACAACTGGCACACTAACAATTCAAAACTCAGGTGGTTTAACAATTGGGCTATCACAGAACAACGTACAAAAAGTTGTTGGTCCACGTTTTTATATTGAAAACCAGCTTACAGACCACGATTTAAGTTTACGTGTTAAGTCAAGTAGCTTTGGAGCTATTTCGGTAGATGCAATTTATGTAGATGCAAGCACAGCTAGAGTGGGTATTTTTACAACCAACAGATTACCAGCTTATACACTAGATGTAGAAGGTGACTTACGAGTTACAGGAAATTTTATTGTTGAAGGCAGTCAAACAAGCATTGACGTTGCTACTTTACGAGTTGAAGACAAAAATATCGAAATTGCTAAAACAGCAGCCGGCGTAACACTTACTGGAGCCAATGCTGACAATGCAGGTTTAATATTAGATACAAGTGATGTAGGATCTAAAACATGGACTTGGATTACTGCACAAGATGCATGGACATCTAATGTTAATGTAGATATAAGTTCAATAACAAAAACTTATCAAATAGGCGGAGTTGATAAACTTACAAATGATACATTAGTAAATGTTACAAAAGCACTAGATTTAGACCAAGTGGGCACACTTACTGTACTACAAGTTGATGAAATTAATATTAATGGTAAATTAATTAGTTCTACTAATGACATGGCATTTACTTCAACTGCTGGCATAGCAATTACAGGCGGCGGCGATATTAATGTTACTGATACACAGAAAATTACTGGCGTCGGCAAAGCAATTAGTGCAAGAGAAGCTGCTAGATTAGGAGCAACAGAATCTACAGCAGGAACAGTTGCAACTAAAGAGTATGTGGATGAAGAAATTGCTACTGATCCAGTTGTGTTTAGTATAGACATCACTGGATTAGGCACTGGTGCAACATTGCAAAGTGCAGTTGCAGCATATTTAAATGACTTGTATCCTGCAACTGCACTAACCACTAATAAAATTGGACGTCTGCACACAACGTCATATGCTGGAGCAACAGTTGAAGGTGTGGATGTTGAAAGTGCTAAAAATGTAAGTTACATTGCTGTTGATAGTAATGGAACACAAAACGAATCAGTTGTACAAGACATTGTGTTTAACGCTGAAGGAGCAAGTGGATTAGTTGTCCTTACACCGGCAAGAGCACTAATGATTTACAAATCTAATGGTTCTGTTTGGGCGCATCAAAGCACAACTGCTTATCCGTAAAACGATAAATAATATAATAGCACTAGGGGTTACATAATAATGGCATATGCAATAGACAGATATAACAACACACTGTTAACTACAGTGGAAGATGGTACAGTTGATCAAACAACTGACCTTAAATTCATTGGTAAAAACTACGCAGGGTACGGCGAAATACAAAACGAAAACTTTTTGTTCTTGCTTGAAAACTTCAGCGGAGCAAACCAGCCGGCAAGACCAGTTAGCGGTCAGGTCTGGTTTGACAGTGGAACAAGTAAATTAAAATTTTACGATGGAGGACAATGGCGAACCACTGGCGGCGCTGAAATTGGCTCAACTGAACCAACAGGATTGTCAAACGGCGACTTTTGGTGGAATAGCGCCAACGATCAATTATACGTATACAACGGTACAAGCTTTATACTTATTGGGCCACAGAATGCAGGTGAAGGTGTAACTCAAATGCAAAGCATTGAAGTTCTTGATACTACGGGTGCTACTAGAGGAATAATTTCTGCTGTTATTGAAGATGAAACAATTTTTGTTATAAGCCCAGGGCCACAATTTGACTTAGGGTCAGGCGAAACAGCATTAATTGCACAAGGCTTTTATAGAATTGTCTCAGGTGTTACGTTAAGAAATACGAGTAATAACGGTATTACTAATCCAGGTGATAGATTTAACGGTACTGCAACGGATGCAGACAAACTTGGCGGCGTCATAGCAACAGATTATGCACGTAAGGATCAAGCAAGCTTTGCTAGTGTTGTTACATTTGCAGACGCAGGCATACAAATCGGCGACGATTTAGATTTAAAAATTAAAATTATTGATGGCATTAATGCATCAATTCAAAATGATACAACTAACGGTAATATTCAATTTAAAGTTAGTGTAAGTACTGCGTCGGATACACACGTAGCAACACTTACAAAAGATGGCATTTTTCCAGGAACAAATAATATTTTTGATTTAGGAAGTGATCCAACTGGTGAAGGCGGCACAGCGTGGGCAAATATATATGCAACAACGTTCCGTGGCAATGCAACAACTGCAAGTGCATTGCAAGTAGCTGGGCTGGCTGCTAGCGCAGTGGGCAATGTTGAACCACTATTAAATACCGTTGCTGTTAGAACTCCTGAAGGTAACTTAAAAGCAAACTTATTTGTAGGTACTGCAACACAAGCACGTTATGCTGACTTAGCAGAAAAATATTCAACAGCTAAAGATTTAGCACCAGGAACGGTTGTATGCGTTAGCACTAGTACAGAATATGAAGTTGAACCTGTACGCATTGGTTCAACGGCAATTGGTGTAGTATCAACAGATCCAGCTGTGATGATGAATAGTGAAGCAGATGGTCAATATATTGGTCTTAAAGGCAGACTGCCTGTTAAAATAGTCGGTGAAGTTAATAAAGGCGACAAAGTATATGTTAACAATGCTGGCTGTGCAAGTACAGAAATAAATGGCGGATCTTTAGTAGGAATTGCGCTAGAAAGTAATAGTGATGAGGGCGAAAAGCTAGTAGAATGCGTACTTAAGGTATAAAAAATGGCAAATATTACAGCAGCACGAATTAATAACTTACAATCTAGTATCGAATTAATACTCGGATCAGGCTCGGGAGAAAACGGCTACGGGCAATCAGTGTCTAGTGCTCCTGTTAATAACACTGATGATACAGTTGATGCTACTGATATGAATAACTTATATGCTGATATACTTACCGCAAGAATACACCAAGTAGGACCTGGCGATTCTAGTATTGCACAAGTTATACAAAATGAAAATATAGTTGCTGAAAATACTAGTTCGTATTATCTTGACCAAGTAGATGTTGTTGGCAATCGTCCAGCTGGCGCATCAGAAGATCCGGACGGATTTAAAAAGGGAATTATTGCCTTTGAAACATTAATGACGCAAGTCCAAACTGACAAAGCTTTATTAGATGATAGTCAATCTACATTAGAACCTGCAATATCAAGTGCTAGAACAAGCACTTGGAACGGCTTAATCTATCACGAAGTTGCAGTTACATTTTCATCTGCAGATGCAAGACGATTCTTTTTTAATGCTGGCGGAGAACTTAGAATTAGTGCAAACAACACATCTGCATCTACAGCAAAGGGGCTTGACTGGACTACATTATGCTCAGAAGTTGGAACAGTCAAGTTCTCTGCAACTTCAACTACCTCTGTAGGCGGCTCTGGATCAGCAATTGGTAATTATGGTCTAACACCTGGATTTAAGACTATATATCAAAAGATTGGTTCTGGAACAAATCAAGGAGTTTATGCTGGAAACATTTACACTGTTAAAGCAAGATCAGATATTGCTACCCGCATTATTTTTAGAATTGAATTTAATGATGTAGCGCAAGTCGGCAACATTGATAATAATGTCGACGGAAGATTAGAAAGTACACTTCAGCATAAACGTGCAACTGGAACAGTAGTAATACAAGCACCGTCGTATTACAATTCACAAACATTGGCATAACCAGACATAGTATTTTATATTCTTTTTTAAATAAATATACTTAATAGCAAAGAGAACATTTATGCCAACAACAATTTTAGCCAGTAGATATAACACACTTAGAGATGCAGTAAATCTAGTACTCGGGCCTTCGATTGTTGCA